TACGTATTCACATTCTTCAATTGTTGTAGCTGCAGGGTCTGGAAAGAAATCCCACAGACTTACAAACTCTATTCTTGGTACTCTAACATCTATAGGATTGTAAGTTCTATTACCTTCTTCATCTTCATCCCACTTGTGTAAAGTTTTATTAAAGTTAAATGGTCCTTTAATAATTCCTGTACCTAACATAGCAGATTCAAATAATGCACTACGTAATTCAGAAGCACCATTAGATTCTTCAATTTGATCATGAATTAATTTTTCCATACGTCTTGCAGCTTTTTGTGCAGGACTTACTTCTAAATGTTGTGGGTTTGCACTAGGTCCGGGAACATAGTTTCCCTCTTCTTTGGCAAGTTCTTCCAAGAATCTTTCTTGAAATTTACCATCTGAAAAAGTAGCACCGGGTTTTAAAACCTTCCCATCACCTTCATAGCCCACATCATATGGACTTTCAACTTCATCTGGAGTTGCTTCAGCTTGGCTTGTCTCAATACCCGGCACTGGATTCTGTGTATCTAAATGTGCCATCGATACTTCACCTTCTGGCATTTTAGTCTCACTTACACCAATCGGGAACTTCCCTGTTCCGAATATAACGTCAATCAATTGACCGAATGCTGCAAGTACTTTAGTCTTTGTTACTTTTACAAATACTCTAGACTTTTCAGATTCTCTAAACTTAATTCGTTTTCCGTATATTCCTCTAAAGTTTTGATAGCCTGTAATCCATCTATCTTCGTGTGAACTTCGTGCATCTTCTGCAGCTTGAAACCGACTTTTGATAATACCTGCTAAGTTTAGCTTTTGATCTTCTTCTAAAGATAACTCTAAACCTTCTTCACCCTCTACCTCTTCAAAATAAAGAGCATTAGCATCTAATAGCCCTGTTGGTTGTAAAGGTTTGTTATCTTCGTCTGCCATACTTAATATCCAAATGTTTCATCAACAGGTTTGTAGATTGACTCCTTATGGTATTGACGAAGATTATCCATTGGATTATTTATTCTTGGTCTACTCATAATAAGGTAACGCAACGCATCATAAGCATGATCCGCAGCGTGTGTATCTACATCTTCAGGATTACGTTTATCTAAAGGTATACTCTGTAACTCTTTTATCAAGTTCGGACAAGTATTAAATATTTGTAATTTAGGTCGTCCGTTTGGTTGTACTTTTAAATATTCGTGAATCTGAATTTTACCTTGTATTCTATTTTTATCTGCTCGTCTAAGCTTGTGTCCTTGCCTGACAAGCGACTCTCCTACTGTTGGTCCAGTTGTACCAGTTCTTGCCCATGCAGCAGTATCTAATACACCAGAAACAGAAAAAGGGTCTTCCATCTCCATTTCTGTTATTATAGCACCTAAATCCTCACCTGTCAAGCCTTTTCGGTACAATTCACGATAGATGATAAGTGTTCCATCTGTTCTATCTACTGCACCCCAAACACATGCACTTTCTGAAGCGTACCCATAGTCAATACCTTTTACTCGTTCCCACGTCATAGGAATCTGAAAAGGAGTTACAATATGTAAGTCCGGATCAAATTCTACAAACGCAGCACCTTCATTGATATCCCAATTACCTTCTAATAGTTGTTTACGTTGTACAGGTGGTAACGACATGAGCATCGTTTCATATACTCCGTCTTCAGATAGGTAAGGGTTATCAGTTAATCGTGCAGGAATAAACTTACGTGTTAAACCATCATTACCTATAAAAGATTCGTTAGGGGCAAAAGCATCTACGTATCTGCGTTTTACCCATGATGCACCAATACCACCGGGGTTTGCAGTACAGCGTAAATAAGTTTTTATTTCAGGGTCTGTTGTTCTAAGACGTGAGGCAAGATAGTTCCAACCAAACTCAGTTGGTAAGTGTGTTATCTCATCAAAGCCAATCCATGAATATGCTTGTCCTTGATATCTGTATACATCGGCATCTCTTTCTAAGAAACCAAACTCTATCTTTGCTCCACTTGGAAAGTTCCATACCTTTTCAACTTCCCTGAACTTACATCCGGGAAATGCTTGTGGGTATAATTCTCTGGATTTGTCTATGAGTTCTCGTAACTCTGGCATAGACCTTCTAAGTATTAAAGCTCTATGTGCTTTGCGATGTGCATACCTTAATGGGTCAACTAACATAGCGTATGATTTACCGCCTCCTGCAGCACCGCCATACAATACATCTTTCTCATCCGCAGCTAAAAACTCTGTCTGTGGTCCTTCGTTAGGATGGAATACGACATGATTGCCTGAATCTATTTCAGCTTGTAAAGCTTTTGGAAGTACGTTAAGTTCTTCCGGAGTAACTACCTTCCCCTGCTCGGTTTCCTTATCGCTTTCGAGTTTGCTGAGTAATTCAGTCGTTTGTTTAAGATTATGTCTCTTTGATTTAAGTCTGTTTTCAATCTTTTGGATTGCTTTTTGTTTTTTGGAGACAGCCCTTCGTGCTGCCATTTTAGCTTTTTGTTCATCTGAGTATTTGTATGTTGACTTTGTACCTTGAGGACGACCTCCCTTTTTACGAGGAGTACCATCTTTCTTTAGTATAAAGCTTCCCTCAGAATCTGTCAAGTAAAGATGGGGATTCTGTTCCCAATCTTTCAAGTCGTTGTTGTCGTTTTCCATACTTCTTATCTATGTGTTTCTTTAAACCTGCTGCTGTAATACTACGTTTAGTTTTGAATTCTATCCAGTCACAAGCATCTCGCAAGGTTATAGATTCACTAGCTACTAAGTCTTCGGCAATCTCTAGAGCTTCTATTTGTTCCGGTATTGGTTTAAAATAACCTTCTATCTCACTAGGTTCATAACCAAAAGGAATTGTTGAAGTCTTCCTTTTTATGTATCCTTCTTTCATTTTTTAAATATCCGATCCCAGTTATCATCAAACTGTTGTTGTGATACTGAAGTCTTTCTAGGTCTAGAACCTTTACCAATACGACCACCATTCTTCTTATTAGTCATAAGAACTGGCTTTTCATTACTTCCTATCTGTGGCATCTTACCATTTAACCTTATCAGCCCAATACGCTGCTGACATTTTTCCTTTAGCTATGTTCTTTGCATGACGTGCTTTAAAAGACTTACGTTTGGCTTTCATTCTATCAGACTCACCTGCTTTAGGTTTACCTGCAGTCTTTGCACCTTTCTGTCCAAACCTTATGGTTTTAATCTTATCACCTTCTTTAGCTACAACTATATGTGACTTCTTAGGATGGTTAGGTGTTCTCTTAGGTTTGTTATAACCACTGACACCTGCTCGTTTTAAACGTGAGTCTTTAGCTTTCCCACCTTTCTTATAATCTTCTCTCATCGTTTCTTCCCCTTATGTAGTCCATGCTTGGCATGTTGTTTACCTTTCTTCGTAGCTGCTCTCTTCTTTTTATTAGCTGCTGCTAGTTTCTTTCTTCCTGCTGCAGTTGATTTAAGTTTCTTTATAGTAGCTGCAGGTGCATAAACTTCTCCAGTTTCTGAAGACTTCTTACCACTAGCAGTTCTCCACTTCTGTTTAGTCCAACGCTTTAAAGACTTCTGAGACTTTTTAAGTGCCATTACTTATAACCCCCACCTTTAGATTTGTATTCTTTAGCAAGCATCTGAGCTTTCCTAGCACTCCATTGTCCGGGCTTACCACCTTTCGAACCTGCTTTGATCTTTTCAAACAGACGTTTCCGCATTCCGGGTTTAGTATAGTTACCTGCTTTATTGACTGTTGATTTCTTTTTCGTTGTTGTTTTCTTTCTTGGCATTATTCTTTCTCTCTTTCATTAACTGTTCCCACATAACATTGTTAGCATCCAACTTCTGTTTCATCGTGGGAGTCGTCTTCTTCTTCATATTCTACTTCCTCTGCATCAATATCTATAGGAGCTTTGTCTGGTAATATAAAGATACCACTAGATGCTTGCATATTAATGTCTAACTTTTCAGACTTTGAAACTCCTACACGGTCTAATAAAGACTGTGCAGCTACGAGTTTGTTGTTAGCCTGAGGTATTGGTTTATCGGAATCCATGATCTCTAAGAGCTTAAAAGCTGCTTTAGGGGCATTGTGAGCTAACACATCTTTAGTTAATTCTAATACTTCGTTCTTTAAAGCTTTTAAAACTTGGTAGTGTCCACCTGAATAGCCTGCTAATTCTGCTGCAGCTCTAGCATCTCCTTGAGTTTCTATGAGATTATCTAGAAATAGTTGTTGTTTATCTGTAAGCTTTCTAGCTTGTTGAGTTGTTGGTATAATACTGCTCATGTAAACCAGTATAGGGTCATATTAAAAAAAGTCAAGAAGGACTTGACAAAAAGCTCTCTGGACTGTAGAATGAGGCTTGTCCGGTAGGCAGGTTAGTACCTATAGGATACACCCTCCACTAATAGTCTATTAAGCCCGACAAAACAATTGACTCCCTAATACCTCTCTACCCTAGTAAGCCCGACCTAACTGGTTGACACCCTAAACCCCATAAAACATTTAACCATGCCATAGATATATACGGAGGGTGGTATGGTCTCCTGCATCCCCCTTTGAGAACCTGACGTATGAGAGGGTGATAAGACCTACTAGACGTTCTTTAAACAAACTAGCAAGACTAAATAAACTTCAAGACTATTGAGTTCTACCTGAGATACTTTAGGAAACCCTTTATAGTTTTGATAAGCTCAGAAGCTTTTAAAAGTTTATATAGTCTTCATCATTCAGCAAACATAGCAAGCTCTGAGTACATTGAGTTGGCTCCTCCCCTTTATTAAACTACCATATGATAAGCTTAGCAAGCTTCACAGTGCTTATCGAGCTTGCCTGACTACTAAGTGTAGGCTTCAACTTCAAAAACTATCTAGTTTACAAAGATTATAAAGTTTGTAAGCATTAATATTATTAGTTTTAAACTAATAACTTCATAAACTTCAAAGGGTTAGATAGTTTTTGTTGTATTTCATAAACCATTCCGTATCCATATTATAAGTATCCTTAGTTCGATATAGTCTATGAGTATAAGAGCAAGCTAGATAATCCCGATTTTGTTCCATCAGTTGCGTTTATCCCACTGTCTTTTACGAACAGAAGACTTGAGCAGCTTGCTATCCTTGAAACACTAATCCCATACTCCTGCCCTGAAACTGTGTGTTTCTATGATCTTGTAACGTCATAACTATCATATATATTCTCCCTTGTATATTTATTTACATTACATGAACGCTTGTACATCACAAGAGTCAAGACCCTGTAACAGCTAAAGCTTAACAGGCTCTAAACACTGCTCTTGTAATCTAAAAGCTTTTCATGTTTAATGTATCTATTACAAGGAGAATATTATGATACTAATAACCTTTCAAGATCAAGAAACTCATCAGTTTCACGACAGTTTTATGGCAAAGTGTTTCATTGGATACCAATCCACTCAAGACATCTTTGTTGTAAAAGTCAGGTGTGATAAGGCATCTGATTACACTGCAATCGAGGATTATCTTAGATTGCTTAATACTAATATCCAATAAAACTAAGGAGTTATAATATGGATACTACATTTGATATGAAAAAAGTGAAGCCTGAAACACTTAAAGGTCAGGCAACCTATAACCAATGTGAGGGCCTTGCTAAGAAGTTCGCATATGGTTTGAAAGGCAAAGAATGGGGAGAAACTCATTCTAGAGTCAGAGCTTGTTTGCTTCATGAGAGAAAACATGGGAAACTTTCTTTTAAACAAGCTTCTGATCTTTTCAAGAAGACGAAGCTTCCTAAAGTATATCAAGATAAAATAGCTGCATATCTTGAAATACATTCTAGCTAGTTTGTAGCTCTAAAAGGGAGTAGGTCTTATCACCTGCTCCTTTTTTTTGTTCTCAGGGGGATTTTGTAGGCTTGGCATTCGCCAAGACTTTTTATTTGCAGGATACCATACCATATTAAATATAAATCTAAAGTACTTCGTTATCGGATGTTAAAATAGGCGGCGGTGGGTGGAGGGCATACTGTAGATAAGTTGTATATAATATGTATATAACTTGTATATAACCTGTATATATCCTGTGGATAACTTTAGTATTATATTAAATAAGGGGGCAATGAGTGGAGGGAGTTACAACATGTACCTTCGACTATTGTACCTTACAAAACTATGTACCTATATCTGTACCTTTTAGACTACAATACGTTAAAGACTATTAAGATAATAAAAATAATAGACTTGACAAGATCGTGGCGTTCGGGGTAAACTTTAAAGCGTTCGGGGCAGACCTCGGACATTTGTTTAAATATAATAACCTGAGGAGGTTTAATATGGCAGTAGATATAAATTTACATAGAGTCACTAATGTGATTGTTGAAGAAAGTAAAATGGATAGAGATGATGGTACAACGTGGTTTGTTACTAAAAATATTATTGTAAAAGATGATAGTGATGAAGCAGTTCTTAAATTAACTTTGTTTGCAGAGGACTTTGACCAATTAAAATTTAATACTGAGGAAGTGTAATGGAAAAGATTATTCAAGACTGGGAGCTAGTTAAACAGCTTATCAAAGATATTGAAGATAATAGTGATGATGAACTTAACTTCGAGGAGGATTAATGAGTTTTAGAACACAAGACTTAGCTTTCGATCACTATCGTAATAAAGGTTTTAGATATGATAAATCCATGAGTATTCGAGAGGATAAATGGTACATGTTTAGAAAGGGTAATCGCTATGTAGTTATAACTCCCAAGTATGATAATATACTGGGAACTAAATGGATAGCGAGAGACTTTGTTTAAAATAATAGATATAACAGGCTTGACAAGGATGGTCGAGTCGGGTTATACTTTTAGGGCTTCGGCAACGGAGGTATCTCTTAGATACTTTTTTAATAATAATAATACCTGAGGAGGTAACTAGATATGAGTAAGACTACTTATACTGTAAAAGGGAGTGCGACTTCCACACCAATCGCAATGGCACCATTATCAATCCAAAAGATTTGGAATAGAGGAACTCAGTTAGGAGTAAATATCCTAAGAGTCAGAGCTGTTCAAAATCGTAATGAGATATCTACTGGTGCTACATTTAATGGCTATCACAAAGATAAAGTTTCTATCTATAGTCAGAAAAGCAATCCTGCTAGAGAGCTTT